ATCAATTCGACTTCAAGACGGCAGAAGACGCTTTTCAAAATATGGAAAAGGTGGCTGCCATAGATTTTACTGGTATGTCAAACGCCCTCGAGGGGATAAATAGCAAACTAAGTATAATGGGCGTCGCAGCGGGAGTAATAGTAGCGAAGATTACAGAGGCTGCTATATCTGGCGCGAAAAAACTGGCTGACGTCTTGATTCTTGGTGCGGTTACAGATGGTTTTGGAGAATACGAAACACAGCTTAATGCTGTACAAACAATTCTTGCTAATACCTCGAAGGCCGGGGTAAATTTGCAGGATGTGACTGCCGCACTCGACGAACTTAATGAGTACGCCGATTTAACCATCTATAATTTCACCGAAATGACCAAGAACATCGGCACCTTCACGGCTGCTGGTGTGGATCTAGATACAAGTGTAGCAGCCATTAAGGGTATTGCAAACTTGGCTGCTGTATCCGGTTCGAGTGCACTACAGGCATCAACTGGAATGTACCAGTTAAGCCAGGCCATTTCTTCGGGAACAGTTAGACTGATGGATTGGAATAGTGTTCAGAGCGCCGGGATGGGCGGCCAAGTATTCAAAGACGCTTTGATCACAACGGCGAAGGTGCATGGGGCCACGATGGCCGACATGAAAGCCGCAGAAGATGATTTCCGCGGAAGTCTTACTACTGGCTGGCTATCTTCAGAAATTCTATTAGAAACCCTATCCCAATTAACGGGCGATCTGTCCGATGAACAATTAAAACAGATGGGGTATACCGCAGAACAAATCGTTGAGATTCAAGCGCTGGCGGTTGTTGCTAATGACGCAGCGACCAAGGTTAAGACCTTTACGGCCCTAAAAGATACATTGGCTGAAGCCCTAGGGAGTGGTTGGGCAGTAAGCTTCCGTTGGATTTTGGGTGATTTCGAACAAGCCAAGGAGTTATGGGGTGGTGTTGCTGAGACTCTCGGTACTGTAATCGACGAATCATCTGACGCAAGAAACGCCCTTTTACAAGGCTGGTCGGAAAGAGGGGGTCGAGCGACTGCGATACAGGCTCTTATGGATGTGCTGGAAGGCGGACTGGCTGTTATATACCACGTTAAAGACGCGGTCCAGGATGTTTTCAAACCACTGGAAGTCGTTGATTTGCTCGGGATTACTCGGAAGATCGGCGAATTGGCCTCAAAGTTCCAAGAGGGAACAGTGGGCTATGACAATTTTAAGAATGTTATCCGCGGTATCGCTTCCATATTCAAAATATTCTTTATGGTCATAGGTGCTGTCGCAAAGGTTTTTGGCCTGCTCTTCAGAGGCGTAACATTAGTGGATGGTAGTATTTGGGATCTTCTGGGTGGTATAGGCGCTGCGATATTTGCTTGGCAACAATGGGCCGAAGAGACCGAGTTCTTTAATAGGCTTGCAATAATAATTGCTTTCCGCCTGAGTATGCTTAAAAATACGATTAAACATCTGGTCAGACAATTCCTTGAGCTAAAAGTCGTTAAAGATGTCGTCGCATGGTTTAAACAGTTAGGAAAAAAGGATTGGTTAAACGTTTTAGCGGGGGCCAAAGCAGTCCTTAAAGCTATCATAGCTCCGTTCTATCTATTGGCTGTCGGTGCGCAACTCCTATATAAGGAAATAGTTAAACTCAAGATCATCCAAGACATTGTTGCCTGGTTCAAGAACATAGACTGGCAAGCCACAGCCCAATACTTCAAAGATTTGGCTACCGAGATAGGGGAGTTTTTCACTGAGATTCGTGACGGTGGTATCGAAGCCCTGGGAGATTTCAATGCTTTTATAGAAGAGACGATTGCGAAGGTCCAGGAGCTATGGGAGGAATTCCAAAATTCTGACGTCTTAGAGTCTTTTCTGGGGTTGGTTAACACCTTCGACGGCCGCCGAATAAAACAATTCGGAGCCGACGCCAAAGAAGGTTTTAGTTGGATAGATACTTTAAAAGAATCGAAATTTGGTGTGTGGGTTGGAAAAGCTCTTGACGATGTTGGGGCTAAGGCAAAAGAAATAGGCTCCGGACTGCTCAGCGCATTAACGGAAGCCTTCAACTACCTTGCCGAGAACGCCGACGATATCGACTATTCTCATCTATTCGATATAATCAATACCGGTTTATTAGCCGGAGCCGTTCTATCTATACGAAAGATCGCTAGTGGCGACTGGATAGGCGGAGCTATTGATGATTCCGATTTCGGAGAAAGCATCATAGATGTATTCGGTAAACTAGAAGGTACTCTAGGGTCTTTCCAGAACAACATACGTGCAGATACGCTGCAAAAGATAGCTATATCTATAGCCCTCTTGGCAGCTTCTGTATTCGCGATGACCCTAATCGATAGTACGAAATTAACGACTGCTACCGCAGCAATCGCGGCGATGCTCCTTGCGTTATTCGGGGCCTCAGGGGCTCTGAAAATGGTTAAACCGCAAGACGCAATTAAATCTGCTATTGTTATAATTGGTTTGGCCATAGCTATTACTATCTTGTCTGTTGCTTTGTTGCTTATACAAGACATCGATCAAGACAAATTGACCAAAGGAATGGAAACGATAATAGTCGCTTTAGTTGCCTTAGTCGGGGCGGTCTCCCAGCTGAAAGCAGGAAAAGGGTCGCTTAAAGCCGTAGCAGTTATAATGGGTATAGCAGTAGCCTTGGCGGCGTTATGGGTACCTATTAACTTGTTTGGTAGCACAGATGTTCCTATATTAGTCAATGGATTAATAGCCATTGGTCTTGTTTTAGCCGGACTGACTACTTCTTTAGCCGTATTATCCAAAACAGGCGGTGATAAGAATAGTAGTCTTAAGGCTGCTATTGCCATGCTTGCTATAGCAAAGGCGATAGAAAAACTATGGACATCCGTTGTAAAATTCGGCATCCTCGACGAAAAGACCTTAACGCAAGGTCTGACGGCCATAGCCTTAATCATGGGCGGGATGATAACCTTCTCTCAAGTAATTAAGACAGATAAAATCATAGAAGCAGCCGCCGCAATGCTGATTATGGGTGTGGCACTTAATGCTATATTCTTAGCAGTAGAGCAGTTTGGTTCCATGAATTTCAACGAGCTTGTTATCGGGTTGTTGGCTATTACCATAGTAATAGTCCTACTTGCAGTAGCGGGATTCTTAATGAAAACCGCTTTGCCTGGGGCTTACGCAATGATAGTAATGGCTGCAGCACTAGTTATATTAGGTGTTGCATTGAAGATCATTGGTGGAATTCCACTAGAGCAATTAATAATAGCCATTATCGCGATCGCCGTGGTGCTACTTATATTCATCGTAGCTGGCTACTTGTTGGCTCCGGTGGTATTAGTACTAGTGGCTTTCGGCATCGCTCTGATGCTTATCGGTATAGGCGCCGCTCTATTCGGTTTAGGGATTATGTTGGCAGCACTCGGGCTCGCGGCACTTGCTAGCGCGTTCGTTCTTGTGGGAACATCCCTTGCTGTCATTGGCCCTGCTATCGTGAAATGGATACCCGAGATGGCAATAGCTATAGCCACCGGTATAACTGAATTCATCGTAACTATAGCCGAGAAACTACCGGAGATTATCGAGGCTGGTAAAGAAATTCTTTTGGCCATAATCGAAGGTTTCCTATCGCTCATGCCTGATATAGTGCTTATGGTAGGAGAGATGATCGTTGAGTTTATACAGGGTCTTGTGGCGCTCTTACCTGATATAATTCAGGCTGGATATGATGTTCTATTAGCCATCATGAAGGGCGTTGAAGATAATATCAAAGAAGTTGTTACTACGGCTCTCAGTATTATCACTCAGTTTATCGAAGGGATAACCGAGGGATTGCCACAGATTGTAACGTCGGCAGTTGAGCTATATTTCACCTTCCTCGAAACCATCGAAGAAGAGGTTATAAGTCAAGAAAATATTGAGCGAGTAATGGCAATCGGATTAAGCATAGCGGGAAACATCATAAAAGGTTTAGTAGCTGGTATTGGTAATGGCATCAGCCAAGTTGCGTCCGCTATTTGGAACCTCGTCACTAACTCTAAGGACCAGATGGAAGGCCCCGAAGGCTATGAACTGGAGTCCCCATCTAAATGGACTTATCGAGTTGGTCAGAACCTTATCCTGGGTTTGGTGAATGCTATTAAACACGGTGTTCTTACTACTAAGAAGAACATTGCGGCGTTTGTGGATAATACCAAACGAGAATTCGATCCACTAACCTCATTACTGTCAGATGAACTTGATGGCGCCTTAGAAATGAAACCACTCATAACTCCTGTTATGGATATTAGTGGTATCACAGCTGGCGCAGGATTAATCAAGAATGCGTTCGGCAGAGTTATCATACCCGCAGACTTAACCGCTATCGGAGTACAAACGAGTAGTGCGGATAACGATGCCGCGAGTGGTGCGGATAACGAAGGTGGGGTTGTTTACAATCAATATAATTACTCGCCAAAGGCTCTCGATAGAGCAACAATCTACAGACAAACAAGAACGCAAGTGGCGACACTTTCAAGGAAGGTATTCGAGAAATGATAGAAACGTTATGGGTGACAAACCCTGACGGAGATACTCTCGAGTTAAATTTGAGGAGCTCGGAAACTGATCACGGGCTCCTCGTTTTTAACATGTCGGGACTGGGTCCTCCTAAAGCCACAGTTAGTGGCAACACGGGGCCCGGCTACGACGGAATTCGAGCCAGCTTCGTGAGGACAGACGCGAGACATATAATTTTAACCTTAGCAGTATCGGCCGTAGGGGATGCCGAAGAAGTAGCGAAACAGTTGATATATGATTTTTTCCCAATAAAAGAAACAATCATCTTAGGCGTGACCACTGGCACAAAGGATGTCTTTACGGAAGCTATCGTTGAGACAAACGAATTCAATCAATTCGCTAAAGTAGAGAACGCGGTTATCGGTCTCTTTTGTCCTGATCCATATTGGATCGACTTGCTCCCGCAAGAAGTCCCACTTCGACTCAATACGGAGACACTCATTACGTATGGTGGAGACGTTCCTGTTGGTATCTATATGACTATTATCTTTGGGGGGTCAACACCTACCTTATACATAACCAATGACAATGGCGGTCAAATTTTCTACGTAAATCTTTCTGTTATTGGTAATGCCCAGGCGGGCGAGAAAATACACATTGACACCCGTGTTGGCCAAAAATCGGTCATACACGAAACCGTGCTCGGAGTCACAACAAGCTTACTCCCAGCCATAGGTATGGGCGATGATTGGATACAGCTTAATCGCGGAGACAATAATATCGAGGTGGCTACGACTGTCACTCCTCATTCGGACATACCAACTGGTTTGGTTGCTTTTTGGTCGCTTAGTGAAATAAATGCCCCGGGGGCTCTTGATCTTCATGCCGATAAACACCTTACACATACCGGTGTCATTGGCAAAGATACTGGGCTTCGTTATCCTTACGCTCGAGATTTTCCAGGTAGTAGCGGGGTACGTTTTCAAAATTCAACCCCCGACGCAGATCTTGCCCCGGTAGGAGATTTTGCTATCTCTTTCTGGGCTAAAGTGGATACTTATCCCACTTCCGGCTACGGTTACATACTGGAAACTTTGGAAGAACCCGGCGACGGCTATTTCCTTAGAGTAAGAGAGTACTCGGCGACGAACGAATTACAGTTTGCCATCCATAATGGTGTTGGCGAATTGATTCGAAATCTCGAGGCGGCTGCTACTGGAGTTTGGGCCATTTACTTCATTTGGTACGACGCGTCCGCAAAAATCTTCTATATGCAAATGAACGACGGCACACCGATAACTAAAACCCTAGTTGACCCCCCGAGTGCTTATAGTGCGCAAACCTTTATGGGCGGGTTACCAAGTGGCGATGAGTTTGATGGTCAATTACAATCTGTGGCGTTTTACGATAGCGTCCTTACTGTTGATAATATGACCTTTCTACGTAATAATGATAACGGTCGAACATATGCGGAAACTGTTGGCGAAATAGAAGTAAAAATACACTTTAGCCCGGAATTCCAAGGAGTTTAACATGACAAATCCAGGAGTAACTGGTTTACGAGCGTATTGGAAACTAGATGAAAATACAGGAAATCGTTATAGTGAAAACGACGCCTTGGGAGATGTGGAACTAACCAACAATAACACCGTTGCTTCTACTACAGGCCATCAAAAATACACGGGTAAGTCTGCCAACTTTGTCAGAGCGAATAGCGAATCGTTAAGCACTGTCGATGGGAACGACTGGTTGCAGCCGGGTAATCAGTCTTTTGGTATAGGGGCATGGATACAACCGCACCAGATAGGAACATTCTCTACAATACTGTCGAAATGGGCTGGCGCGGGTAATCAGGAATACGCCCTTCAAATACATACGAATGGTAAAGTAAGATTTTATGTTCATGATGGAACAAACGGCTTTGTGAAATATGCAGACCAGGAACTTATGGTTAGTAATAACTGGTATTTTGCTACTGGCGAGTATAATGCGGAGACTAATATAATCAGATGCGGGATTAATAACAAATGGAGCCAGCTAGCCGGGCCAACAACAGGCATAGATATTACCAACGCCCATTTCTATCTCGCTACGACTCAGGATTTAACTGATTATTATGATGGTTTAATGGACGAAGTTTTCGTCTATATGAAATCGAGAGTGTTAACTACTGCCGAATGGGACTTCCTTTATAACTATGGCCACGGCCGTCGATATGAAGACCTTACAGAAGAATATATCCCACCGGTAATTGAGGTCAAAACAGAGCCTATGACACCTCTGGTACACGTCTATAATAAAGATCTCGAGGCGCTAGGTGTAATAGAGGATTATTACTCTTTGAATTGGGCAGAGCGATACAATTCGTTTGGTGATTTCGAATTAGAGTTACCAATAGAATATCTGGCTGAGGGCGGCGCGAGTGATGAGTTAATAGTTTTTGGTAATTTTCTGTCTATTGCAAATTCTGATAAAATTATGATTATAGAAGAGATAAAACCAGAAATTACATCAGATAATACTAGTTTACTAGTCAATGGTCGATCTGCGGAAAGCATCCTAGAGCGCCGGGTCTTGCTGGATCCTATCACTTTCGCAGGGACGGCAGAATTATTAGCATATTTGGTTGTTGATGATAATCTAAGAGATCCGCTCGATGCGGACAGAAAGATTGCCATTTTCGATAGTGCTGATCCTCGAGCGTGGCCTCCGAGCATGATATCTGAGGAATACGTTATCCAACAATTCGTAACAGAAAACGTCTATGAAGTTGTAGAGGCGATTTGCAAACTTGTTGATATCGGTTTCAAGATTGTGGTCGGAGACTTTGTAACTGACTCTGAGTTATACTTCTACATATATACAGGTGCGGACCGGTCCGTTGGTCAATCAGACTACGATTGGGTGGCATTTGCAGATTCACTTGACAATGTTCTGGAGAGTTCGTTTTATTCCTCAGAGCTGGAGAAGGTGAACACGACGTATGTTATCACGGATGATGCCGTTTACCCAACAAGATTCACGTGGCTCGGAACTGAACAAACAGGAATAGACAGATTTGAAGGTGTCTTAGAAACTACTATAGATAGGGACTCGGATGGAGATGACATCGACGACCTGACTGACGCAGAGGTTCTAGCTATTATTCGAACTAGAGGTGGCGAGTTGATAAAACAAAGTACTCCGGTTGGTGTTTTCGAAGGAGACTTTGACGCTCACGGAACCTTTGTTTATAACGAGGATTTCTTCATGGGCGACATAGTACAATGTGTTATGTTCCAACAAAACGTAAAGGCTCGAGTTATTGAGCTAGTTCGTTCATATTCTGCTGAGGGTGAAAAAGTATACTTAGCGTTCGACTTTCTAGTGTAAGGAGGTATCGTGAAAAAAAATCATTATAACCAT